TTTCTATTTGAAGATTCTCTAAAAGATGAACCTGTTAGCCAGGCTAAGTATGAGTCTGGAGCAACGCGTTTATTCTCAGCTAGTGGATTAACTTTGCAAGTTATTATGCGAATGTACTATGGTGATGCTATAGATGTACTTACTGCTCCAAAAGCTATATTCCATAATTTTCATGCTGTTGGCATGAATCCTTATACTGATTGGCCAGCAGCTGTGAATGTGTTCGCAGAAGTTGGTTTGGATCATATGATTGACGCTGATCACAAGACATTTGATGCCGCTGAAACAGCAGAAATCTTGTTTGAAGGTTTTGGTGTCTTGGATGGATTTTATCCTAAAGCAACTAGTGAAGATATGCTTGTACGTAGGATAATTGCAGAGGCAATCGTGTTCTCTTTCCATGTGAACAAGGATGGTATCTTTCAGTGGATAGGTTCCAATCCATCAGGAAATGGTTTAACCATTTTCCTGAATGATTTGTCTAACCAGATGTTGTTGTTAATTGTGCTGTTGTGTTGGTACCTTAAGAAACATGGTTTGACATTAGCCGAGGCTGATTTGGATACTGTGGATTGGGAAGAAATCTTTACACAGTTTCGATTGTTAACAATGGGCGATGATGTTCTCATTGGTCTGGGAAAGATGTTTGCAGACATGACAACTAAGGATTTTGCTGATTGTTTAGGCGAGTATGGCTATGAGTTGACCAACTCAAACAAGACAAATCCTACTGAGTTTCCCATGGCGCCACGCCACATCACTGATACCACATTTACTAAGCGTGGTTTCAGGAGAGCCCATGGTTTGTGGGTGGGACCTCTTGAAATTAGTTCTATTTTCAAGAGTCTCCATTGGGAGCACGCTGGTTTGAAGGAAAAACAGCGTCAAGAGATTATTCAGACAGCGCTATATGAGTTAGCACTGCACGGGAAAGAAGTGTGGACTAAGTACGCAGTTGAGATACTTGAGGCCAGTGCGAGTAAGCCTGTTTGTTATTTACCTTTAGATAGGACGTATGAAGCGTGTTTTAAAGTCGCTAATACGTTGATGGGGTATCATAACTAAGTTCCCA